GGTCGTGCCAGTCAGTGAAGTGAAGGGCATCAAAGACGTGGAAGATCATTTTCGAATCGTCTTTGCCTTTCTTGTGCGACATCACGACGGAAGCAGAATCGTTCCACGTTTCTCCCATCGCTTCCCCGTCGAGAACAAAATCGTCCCAAGGGGCTCCCTCGAGCAAAGACTTGATTCGTGGAAGGGTTTCCAGAACAGTACCGTTCCGAGTGAACATGGTCACTTCTCCGTTGTGCTTCACGGCAACACACCTGAGACCATCTAGCTTCGGTTCGACACGAACAGGATACATGACCGGATCTTCGATGATGATACCCTTACCATCCTCATAACGAGTCGAAAGAGTTTCTGCAAGCTGCACAGAGAATCCGACGATGGCACCCGGCCACACCTTATTAACTGTCGTGGACTGAACACCACAACGAAGATTTTTTAGAAGAATTCTTTGGCACCATTTTTGCTGTGTGACTGTCATGTCCGTAAAAAGGTTGACAACAAGATCCTTTGCGGCATTGCCTGTCACGGCTCGCGTGGACAACTTTTCATAGATATCCTCAAGAAAATGTTCTAGAACGAGGTCGTCGTCGCCGCCGATTCCTTCGGCCTGGGGCATCTTGAACTTGTTGACGTAATAGTTGACATAAGGATCGCCGGCACCGACGAAGATTCTCTTAAGAAGCTCGTTGTCGCTGTGGATTTCGAGAAGTTCTTCCTTAAAGAGACGAGAGTTATTCGCCTCGAGTTGTTCTAAAATATCAATAACGGTAGGCATGTTTTTAATTTAACATGTCTACCGTTTGGATTGCACTAAATTATTTAGACTTTTTAGAGTTGAAAGTTTTGAAACTGACGAATCAATATCGTCTTCGACGCTAGTGGCGTCTCCTAAAATCAAGCTAGAATTCGATATTTCAGTGTCGAAAGTTTTTGTAGCGGTAACATATACACTTTCATCTATCTTTATTTTTTCGTTTTTTTTTGAAATTTTTTCTTCTAGAAGTGCACTTTCGTTTGTTGTTGTAATAACCTTTACTTCGACCGAGTAAAAGTTATTAGACTCGTCAACGCTAATTTTTTCTCCTGTTAATTCTTTTGTCAATGTTGGAGAGTCCAGGACTAGAACTCCTTCTTGGGGTGAAGAAGCAGTTTTGCTTAAACATTTTTTGAAATCTTCCTCAGATGGTGGAGAAACTCCCATGCTATCGCACTTTATGCACAGCGTATGATACGCTACGATGCCATACGCGTCTAAAAAATTTTTTAGTGTAGTTTTTCTTTTCTTCAACAAATCCACCAATTTAATCGGTGGTAATCTTTTTACTTTAAAATTGGCCATAGGCTTTTACCTTAACATTAAAAATTTCTTGTTTTTTCGTTGCTTCTAAATTATGTAGAAGATCTGAAATCAGATTTTGAAATTGTGGCGACGAAGCCACAACTCTAGCACGTTCCGAAGACAATCCCAAATCCCATTCCTTGTCAAAGGCATTGACAAATTTTGCCATTACGCGCAGTACGTAATTCCTCGCTGAAGAATGATTCATCACGAATCCAATTTTGGACATAATATCCGCAATTTCTCTATAATTTACGCCATCTTCATCGATAACTGTGGCGTAACCCTTTGTAAATTTTGATCCCTTTTTAAGAGCCATTTTTCATTCCTAAATTGGTCCTAACTGAATATCTTCGATTTTGAATGTCTAATAAACGACTATTCAAAATGTTTTGAATGTTAGAATCTTCATATTTTTGTTGAGAATCTTCTCGATTTTCGAAAGTCGTTAGCGAAAGTTTTCGATATATCATTATCGATATCGATAGGTTTAACAAACCTAAAATTAGAGACGAATATAGCAACATCAAATTAATCCCTGACCAGACGCTATCAATTGTGCTTCATCGTCTGTAACCTTATAATTTTCTGGCGAAATATCGTCGTGTAAACCAAATCGAAGTCGTAAAATGGCGGCCTCTTTTGTCGATAATTCTCCCATGACTCGTTTAACGATTTGCATCATTTCCTTCTTGGCCAAAGACTCGAAAGGATCGCTAACAGGATTAGCGTCCTCGAGCTTGTCCCCTAATGTAGAAGACCCGTCATCTCCCACTGGTTGATGTAGAGAAATAACGTTTTTACCAGATTGTATGGTGGCTTTGACTACGGTTTCTGAAACGGAAATCAATTCTGATAATTCTTCAGAAGATGGCCCGTAGCCGTTAGATTCCTTAAACGCGTCAGAAGCTTGCAATAGCTTCTTTTGTGCAGAAACCGCGTGAGCTGGCAACCTGATAATTTTTTTTCTTGTTAGAACATATTGACTAATCGCCTGCTTGATCCACCAAGTCGCGTAAGTCGAAAAACGAAAACCCTTCTTCCAGTCAAATCGATCGATCGCCTTGAGTAGGCCGAGGTTCCCCTCTTGAATGAGATCCTCGAGGGGAATATTGTGACCTTTCTGTCTTTTTGCGATGTATACGACGAGTCGAAGATTTGACTGCGCCAACTTCTGGCGAGCCTTAATCGAGTCTTTGCCTCCTTTTTCATAGGTTTGAAATAACTCGATTAATTCTTCATGTTCGAGTTGAGGATACGACTGCAGCGAATCTAAGTAATTAGAAATCGCAGTTTTGGAGGAATTTTCTAGCATGTCAGTTCAGCTCTTCTGTCTCAAGAACGCCCGTATCACTAGCGACGACATTCAAATCCAAGTCTCCTGGATTAGCTTGGTGACCTAACTTTTGCATAAATTGGACGTGCTTCTCGGCGCGGGTTTGTCGCAACTGTTCCTCGCGGCGAAGATACGCAATTTCTACCTCCCAAAGATGTGGATCCTTGCCCATCGATGAGAGACGATTCCTTTCGTTCTCGAGACGATTTGCGCGATCGTGGATCGCCTCGTCAGCCATGTAGCCGATATCATCCATGTTGTAGATCTCCGGAGCCTCGTTGCTAAAATTCTTGTTGAAATTCTTGTTCTTCTTAGACATTGTGCGTTACCTGTTTTGAATATAGATTCAAACGTTATCGTTGTACATGGAGCACATAGTAAGCTCCAGCGCTTCACTAAGTTCTTTTAAGAAAATTACAGAATCGAAAAATTCAAAGTGCGTGATTTCGTTACCACTAAAGATCTTAAATCTTCCTCGCGAAGATAGATGAACTCTAAGTTGATCTTTTTCGTATACGGGTTTCCAAACTTCTCGTTTTTCAGTAAGAGATACTACGTTAGACATATCGTTATGTTCAGTTTAATACATCACTTCTCGTTATTGCATGACCTAGAGTTCGATTGTACCCCATTCATCGGGACCGATAGTATACACAACTTTTTCAACCCCCGCGGACCTCATACGACCTTGACAGCTCGCGCAAGGGCGCGAAAGCGTCCATTCGCCTGTAGAGCGAAGTACTCTCGCAACCCATACGATAGAATTTGGAGTTAATTTTCTTACCACTCGCGCCTCGGCGTGATGAGTAGGTACGATATTTTTAGCTGAAATATTTTTCGCTGCGACAATTACACCGTCGCTTCGAAGTCCCACCGCGCCGAGACAAAAAGATCGATTATCAAACTTTTCAGGATTGTCTCTTGCGACCGTGGCCGCCATGGCCAACATTCTTCTGTCGATCGACATGATCAAAATTTATCACATCATTTCGTTCCTTTGCACGTACTTAAGGCTAGGAGGAAATTGCATGGAAATCAACAAAGATATGAAAACATCTAAAGCAGGGCTGGACTTCATCGCGAGGTGGGAAGGCTGCGTACTGAAACCGTACAAAGACATCGCAGGGTTGAGGACGATAGGCATCGGTCATCTAATTAAGCCCGGCGAAAACTTCCCCGACGGCGTAGAAATCACTAAAGAAAAAGCGCTGGAGATCCTCGCGGGGGACGTCATGCTTTGCGAAGATTCTATTAGGTCGCGCATCAAGGTGCAATTGAACCAGAATCAATTCGATGCCTTGGTCTCGTTTGGGTTTAACTGCGGTACGGGAGTCTATCTCTTGTCAGACGCCTGCAAAACATTAAACGAAGGCAAATACGACGAAGTTCCACAAAGATTGTTAGCGTGGAGTAAGGTTAAGATCAACGGCGTTTTACAGGTCAACCAAGGTCTCTATAATCGTAGAAAATCCGAAGGAGAGCTATTTTCAAAGCCCGTTAGTGCTGTACAACCTGCGACGCCTGTTTTGACTGTTCTACCCGCAACGATAATAAAATGGACGCCCGATCTCCTAAAAGAAGTGCAAACTTGTCTCAAAAAATTGGGCTTGTATTCTTTAAATATCGATGGTTTGTGGGGCCCAGGTACTTCTGGCGCTTTGACAAAATTCGGAAATGTCAACGGCGTTGTTCTGGGCACGAATCTCAAAAAAGGAATCTCCTCGTCTGCTTTAGAAAAGTTGAAATCGTTAGGTAAATAATGAATTTAAGCTCAGTTTTTTTGCAGTATGCCTAGGCCTATCGTCCGAAAATCGAGCTATGTCTATAACGATTAATCTTTCTTTGATGAAGAATAGTTGTCAGCAGCCCAACCGTTTCCTTTTAGCGTAAATGACGTACCTTTGGAAATTAATCTATTGTAGCCAAAAATTCTACACTTTGGACACTCAGCGCCTTTTTCGTCTTTAATCGATTGTTGCATTTCGAATTCGTTATTACAAACCAGACACCCATATTCGTACGTAGGCATTTCTTTTTTCTCGATCAAACTACGGGCAAATTACCAACAACGACCACAGGAAATATTACTTTAGAACCTTGTTCAATTGGAGAGCCAGGTTGTCTAGTATTCTTAAGAGGACCCAGATGATTAATCAGCGTCGCCAACAAAGGATCAACTAAAAGTTCTGAGAATCTTTTTTCGACGCCATCGACCCAGCAAACCTGAGATACTAATTGACATATTTGAGAATAATCGGAATGCGCTGCGTCATGAGCCGTAGCGTTGGGTTGAATAACTTTGACTGGTTTAGACCCGAGAACATTTACTTTGGACGCGACAGGATATCCTGTTATTCCCATATATGAGGCTCCGACGAAGTGCCATCCATAGTTACAAGCACGACCAGGCATCTGGTCTAGCTTCTTATCAAGAATCCAATGTTTACCAGGGTCTGCGACTAAACCCTCGGAAACGGATAACGATTTTAGTTTAGCATCTACATCGGCCGAATGTTTTGTCATCGAGGCGACGGTCGTCGAAATTCGCATCGGCGCGGGATCTACTCTTCTCACGGCGTTTACGTAAACCAGATCCGCCACTTGCGCTGTCATTAGCGACGCGTCGAACACGTCGGCAAGTCTTTGTTGCAACGTCGCAGAAACATTAACCCTGACTCCATCAATCTTTAGGGCATCTTCCATGATCTGAAGTTTGACATTTTTTCCATTCGCGGTGTAAACAAGGTCTACCCACTTTGCCTCAAAAGTCCCAGCTAGTACTCGATCGAAGATATATTTTTCTCGATCCTTAATTTTTTCTGGAAAAGTCATAATTAAATATATTTTGTTTAGTCTAACTTTTTGATTATAACACAAAAATTTGACATTTACACAGGCATCACATGTTAAAAACTCTCGGGCGGCCGATACGCTACGTTCAAAGTGTCTTTCGCGAAAAAAGCAAATCTAAGAAAAGGTCTTCTAGGCGGGACGAAGTTAGGGTTTTTTAACTTTACATCCTGCTCGCCGCATGCGGTTCTGTCAAAAAACTACAAGTCCGTCATATAATGCCATTCCACTTACGTCCAGAATTAGAACTCGATCCAAATAATCTCATCGTGCTCTGCATGGACGTCAACGAATGCCACCTAGAAATAGGACATGGTGGATCGCTTAGATGCTACAATCCTAAAGTAATAGTCAGAGCCCATCGATTTCTAAGGGAAAAAGACCCTGTCGTCAGAAAGTTTATCGTTGAAAACTGTAAGATCGATAGACTAAAAAACTAAACCACCTCGACCGAGGCGGTAATCTCAACCTCAAACTTCGGCGAGCTCGTCATCCTCTTCTAGAGGATCTTCACTCCTGAACCCACCATGACCCATTCTGTCTAGATCCTCGTCATCGACGGGTTCTCCCGAACTGGGATACCATCTTCCAGGTACCCATCCGTGCTCTTCCAAGGCTTCTCTGATTATTCTTCTTAATTGTCTTACAGATATTTTCATCGACTTTTACGATATATATATATATCGAGTAAAACACAGTTTGTATGCCATCATCTCGTAGATCAAAAAAACAAAAGCTGCCTAGCGGCGGAGATTGTTATGAGGCAGCAGGTAAATTTATCGGCGACCAATTGATCGCGGGCGAAACAGATCGCTATATTCTTGTTCACGGTGAAGTTCGCGGGCAAGGTCCCCTGATGGGTGTTACCTTTGGCCACGCGTGGATCGTAGATACCTCGACAGATAATGTAATAGACAAGTCGAATGGCCGAGACATTAGCCTACCGCGATTCATTTATTACGGAATCGGTGGTATAAACGACCTCGACAACCATTACGAATACACCGCCGAAGAGGCTCGTGACAAAATGCTGGAGACAGGAAATTATGGCCCGTGGGACCTCATAACATCGAGCGGATTATGAACAAAAAACTTCTAACAACAATCTTGGAATCAGAAGATATATTTACCTCAACCAGCCAAAAGGGAACCCCCGTTGACGCAGGCGACCTCGAGGCGATGTCGGATGTAACAGAATCTATATCTATGAAAAAGCGAAATATTCAAGAACATGAAGAGTACGAAGCGGCGGAAGGCTACGACTGGAACGAAGGCCATCCGGATCATGAAGGCGAAATGGCAGTCTCGCAGCTTCACATGATCGCTGAGATGGCAGAAATGTTATTGGACATCGTCGGTGAAGATGACGAGCTGCCTGGTTGGGTCCAATATAAACTGGGCAGAGCATATAGCGACATGACCGACTTATTCGGTTATATCGAATCCAAATCTCACGATCGCCTTGGCGATGAAGATTACGAAGAAGATGACTACGAAGATGAGTACGGCGATGACCTTGAAGACTTTGAGGACGTAGAACTAGAAGAAGCAAAAGGCAAAAAGAAGAACACGCTATGGGGAAATATCAGGGCTCGAAGAAAAGCCGGAAAAGCTCGACTGAAACCAGGTCAAAAAGGTTATCCAAAAACACTTAACATAGAATCCAATGTCAGACGTATCGTACGTTCGATGGTTCGTAGAAGTCTAAAGAAATAACAGGATTTCAAAATGATCTTAGGTCACATACTCGTCGTGACGACGACACTGTGGATATTTTTTTCTACGCTGTCGCTTAACATGAATAGTTCACGTGCGTTACGCAATACATATAGACAGAAACTTCGATGAAAATAACACAAAGCATCTTCAAAGAAATCATCACCGAGGGCGTGATGTTGGCCGAACTCGGCGTCCTAGACCAATTTGAACTAGATCTTGAAGCGATTCAAGAATGCGTTCTAGTCGAGGCCGAATACAAAGGAAGAGACATTCCACTCGGCAAGCCGATGAAGGGCGATGTGAAGAAATATAAGGTTTATGTCAAGGACCCAAAGACTGGCAACGTAAAGAAGGTCAATTTCGGCGACCCCAATATGCAAATCCGTCGCGACAATCCTCAAGCCAGAAAGTCCTTCAGGGCTCGTCACGGTTGTGGAACAAAAAGGGCCTCTAATCGCACCAAAGCGGCCTACTGGAGTTGCCGAATGTGGAGCAAGAAACCCGTCTCCAAGATTCTAAAAGGCAAATAAAGTTAGTGGGTCTTGTTGCACGCGGGTGCCATTCACTTGAGATCTTTCGTGATTCGACCCCTCACGATTACACCGTCGTGAATAGAACATTTTCAGACGTCGAGGTGTAAACTTTCTAATTTATAATGTAGAGTAAAAATTACTCAGCCGGCTTTCTGCGAACAAAGGTAAAATTATGTCAAAGAATCTATTTGGAATTGTTTGTGTTCTTGCTCTCTTCGCGGCTTGCAAGAAGGAAGAGTCGACCGATACTTCTACTTCGGTCTTGACCTCGGCCTCGACGGTCGAAGCTTTGAGTTCGTCTTCGGGCGGCGGAGCCACTGCATCTAGTGGCGTAGAATCGATGCTCGTCGGCTGCATGATCGTCGCCGGGCTCTGGTGGCGCGCCCGGTACGGGCGGCGCAGGCGGCAAGTGACCTGTTAACTCCTTTTTGAAAGTAAAAAGCCTCGGCGCGACGAGGCTTTTTTATTTTTCCTGTTGCATATGTTTCCTTGGCAAGGCGAGGTTCTCCGGGGGGCAACCTAAGTATTCATCTTGTCGAGGATCACAAGGAATCGGGACTTCAACAAGATAGATAAAGCTGTCGGGGCCTTCGACTTCGATCATCTCTGTACCACAATTCCAGTCATTTAAATGTTGCGGTGCCGGATAATCATCCGAAAAAGACTCGTTTACGTCTTCTTTTTTAGCACTCTGCTGCTCGTCAGAAGACGATTCGCTGAGTTCTACGACACACGACATCGCGCCGAACAGAAGCACCGCGTTAAAAACATGTCGAATATTCATTTGTTAGCCTCTGAATAATAGATATTGTCATGCAGAAAAAAGATGGAGCTGCCCTGCGGACATTAATTCGCGAATTTGTAAAAGAATACGCGAGTCGAGCTGGTTCACGACCCGAAGAGGCATATCACGACGAACTTCTAGACGATCCGGCTTATAGAGCCGACTCAGTCTATGTTCCTCGCGACATCAAGAAAAAGATCAACAAGTGGGCGGCAGACATGGGCCTCTCGACAAAGAAGAAATAATATGCCCTATACGATACGCAAACGAAAATGCAAAAAATCAGATGGAGGATCGGGTTCATACGTTCTGTCGTATACCGACAAAAAAGGCAAAAAACACAGGGCGTGCCATAATTCAAAAAAGAGAGCCAGGGGACAGATCGCTGCTATCGAAATGGAGACCGTGAACCTTAACGATAAAATAATTCAGGAGAAAAACATGAAGATTAAACTCTCTCGACTTAAGGCACTCATCAAAGAAGAAGTCGCTAGACTTTTGGAATCAGTTAATTCGGACGTGGCTCTTTCCGTCATGGAAAACGAAGATTTGATCAGCATCGCAGACGCTGTACGAGGTATGAGCAAAAAGAAAGTACCACCAGAGTCTATCCTAAAATATTTGGACACTGCAATATCTGGCGACGTCAAAGAAGCCATCCAATACGTGTTAGACGCCGCTTCGCCGGCGCAATTAAAAACGTTAGAATTTGAAGCAGTCTTCGGCGACGTGGACGTATTAGGCGATGAGTACGACAAAACTCTTGTAAAAGACCCATTCGATATGATCCGAGCTGCGAAAAATAGACTCGCTAAAAATCAACAAATTCAAAATCTTGACATTCTTAGCTTACAGCTAAGAGATACACACGAAGTCTTAAAAAAACTCCTAGAAGACTCTAGCGAAGAGCAATTTAGCAAACCGACCTCACCCCAAAGAAAAGGTGGCCTATTCAACTTCTTATCAAGATAATTGTGAACAACCAAAGGATACAAAATGAAAATTAAACTCTCACAACTCAGACAAATCATTCGTGAAGCTATAGAAGAAACCCTGGAAATAAAAGAAGCCGACAAGGACCTCAATAAGGACGGCGAGAATGACTTCGAAGACGTGATGATCGCGCGCATGAAAGCCAGCGGCATGGATCACGAAAAAGCCGTCGAAAAGGGTGAAAAGGCGGCCAAGACCGCGGCCAAAAAACAATAAAAATGTGCGCTGCAAGGATACGAAAATCTGACGGACCAGGTGGTCTAAAATTCAAAAGAAACCTTGCCATCGATTGGCTCGTAGAAACCGAACTAACGGTCGAACGCGTCGTCGGTTCGGATGGGGACCTAATCTGTGCAGTTTCTTTTGGAGATCCCTGTTCGTCCGACACGAAGGGTCCCATATCCATCCTTGAAACGCCCTTTCAATATTACCAGTTATCGCCAGATGTCTTCTTAGAATCATCAACTGGCAATAAACACAAACTCGTCGATGGACCCTTCTTCAAGCTTTCTAAGTCTGATCTAACGAACGAATTGAAATCTCTCGCCTCGCTCGGCGCGTGGAGTTTCAACTTACCACCCGATTGCCACCTCAATCTAGTTTTGAAGAATTTGGTCTCAGACGGTGTTTATCAAATTAGGTGTATGTTTATAGATGGAAAAAACAAAGTCTCACCCAAGCTCTTCCTGGGCCCCGAGAACCACGAAATTAATTACGATAGACAATCAGGATGCATCGCAGTGGGTACCTTCACCTCACCGACCACAGAGACCATCATCAAAATAGCCTCAACCACCACGACGCCGCCTCACATAAATGCCGTCGTCTTACGACGCATCGGCTACAATCCTCGCGTGGGAATCTCCGGACTCAGGACAATTTCTTCAATACGTTAAATAAATATTCTTGTTTGTCGCGAGGCATAACTTCTAATTATCTACTATTCTTAAAAAATTCAATAAGCCCTGCACGACCAACTTGTCCATCACCTTCAAAAGTAACGACAGAGTAGCGTGTTTCTTACCATCGTTGTCAATGTGATAGGTCTCTTCATTTTATTTGATCCTAGTAGCAATAATCTGTACTTCCCTCGGTATCGCCGGGTCTCGGCGAAGGTCTCGAACGGCAACAATATTCTTCATCGAGTCATCGTAAAACTTGATCAATCTGACGCCCCGCTCGACAATCTCGTCTCTAATCACGTCAGCTTTTCTTTGTGGATTCGAATCACCTAAGGCGACGATGCGAATACCACTAACACCCACACTGTTCAAAAATCTCTCTATGGGCTCGGCACTACCTCTCGCAGTCAAGATAAAAACATTGTCATGGCCCAGGTTCCGAATCGCGTATTGTAACTTCAATATCATGTGATTTATCGGCTGCGGACCGACGACCTGCTGAAAGTCAGAAAAATCAAATTCATCACCAGTCTGCGGATCGTATACGGCATACTCGGCAGGCGTCATCTTAACGCTTCGACCGTCTCGAGTCGTCAAATAAATGTGCGACTTTGTCTTCACCAATGTGTCATCAAAATCAAATATATTCACTTCGGCAACCGCAGGCGTTTCCATCAAAATTCTAAGACTCGAAATGTCTGTCATGCTTCATTAAATATGAAGAAAAATAAAAAATAACGAAAAGACATTTTTAAAAAATTATTAATGAATTTTATAATTATT